CTTGCTGGCTTCCTCCAGCTCCTGCAGGCGACGGGCAGCATCGGCGTTGGCCTTGGCCTGCGCCTCGTGCTTGCGTGACATCGCCTTCCACTTGGCGACCTCGTCGACATCGCCAGAAGGCGACGACCCGGCGCCCGTGTCGGGCGGCGCAGACGAGCGTTGCTGGTCCTGACCATCCTTGTCCTTCGAGTCCTTCTGGTCCGTATCCACGTCTCGCTCCCGTGTCGGGTTAGCTTCGGTGACAGCCGTGGCGGCGGTCACAGGTCTCATTGGTTGCCGAGCACCGGCGTGAAGTCGGCGCCCACCTCGTGGAGCTCGCCACGGCCGAGGGCCGTGCGGAACTCATTCAGTGATCCGGTCTCGTTCCACAGGGCGCGATACTCGCGGCTTCTGCCGGGCCACTCGTAGCCCTCGCCGTACTCGATCTCGGGCTGGCAGGAACAGTTCCCGTGCGGCTCGAAGCTGGCGGTCTCCTCCGACCAGTAGACCGGTCCGCGGCTGGCCAGCATGGCGCAGAAGGCGCAGGGGTCGCCGCTGGTCACGCGGGCGAATCGGAGCTTGCTGCGCCGCGCCTCGCCCGTGATGGTGTCGCTGCCACCGAGCAGGACGAGGCGGGCGATGTCACCGGAGACACGGACGGCGCCGTGCCGCATGGCCTGGCGGAACGGCTGGCCGGACTTGAGCGCCTGATAGACGCCGCCACGGGCGCTGGCCCCGACGACGGTCCGTATCTGCTCCTCAGCGCGTTCCTTGGCGAGCGCAGCGAAGGTCGTCTCGACAGCCGCCGCTGCCGACTTCGGGTCGGCGGCCAGCATCTCGATGCGCCGGTACTGCCGCAAGTACCCCTGCGCTATGAGCGCCGACTGCTGAGACCGCGAGTGCACGAGCAGGACCACCGCATCCTCGAAGGCCTTGAAGCTCGACGGGTCCTTCGGCTGCCAGGCCGGCCACAGGCTCATGACCTCCCTGACGACCTTGGCCCGCAGCGCGAGTTGCTGACGCCGGTGAAGCTGCGTAAGCCGGTTGCCTGCCTCGCTGATCGCCATGCTCAGACCTCGGTCGCCTGCACCCGCAGGAGTTCCTCAAGGCTGGCGAGGGAATCGCCGCGAGCGGCCGCGTCCTTCCAGCGGGCGACGTCCTTCGTGCTCACGCCGGGGATCTTCTCCCACAGCATCTCCGGCGGGATCATGAGCATCTGCGCCATCTTGCCGAGCGCGTCGACGGTGGCCGCCAGGGCCCGCGCCTCCGTGTCGCGCCAGCGCACCTCGGCCCCGTAGTCGACCGTGCGTCCAGCCATCTCATCGCCGAGCTCGAAGACCTGTTCCCAGCTCTCGCCGAACACGGTCTGACGCTGCTCTACCTTGCGCTGCTTGGACGCCTCAGCCGCGGCCAGCGCCTCAGCGGAGAGGTTCACCAGCTGGCCCACCAGCTCGTGGGCCGGCGTCTGCGACACCGAGGCGAGGTGTCGGATGCTCGCTTCCCGGGAGTCGAGGTAACCCTTGAGGTCGGTCTGGGAGAACTCCCCGACGGCCATCTCGTCCTTGTTCTCCTCGAACGTCCACAGCCGCGACGCCATCGCCGTGAGCTTCTGCTCCTCCGTCTCGGCGAGCCAGCCGAGCACGTAGCGCTGGCGAAAAGCCCCGTAGTGCTGGGCGACGAGCAGGCCAAAGGTCGTGACGTCGATCTGGTCCTGCAGGACCATGAGGTCGTCGATCTCGCCCAGCGTTTCATCGTCGAGGTCGTCGATGGGGCGAAAGCGCACCGCGGGCACAACGCCGACGCCGTGGATGTCCTCCGAGACGTAGACGGGAGCCGCAGAACCGCGGACGCTGAGCCAGTAGACGCGGTCCTGGTCGAATAGGCGGTACAGCGTCTCCTTGGGGTCGGCGGACAGGCGTCGCTCAAGTGCCCACATCGGCCAGTCGTCCTCGCCATAGACCGCCGTCATGTTGCGCGGCGAGATCCCCCGGATGGCGGCGACCGGCTCCCCCGGCAACACCGTGACGTAGGATGCCCCGTACGCCAGAGCGGCGCGGTGGACGCCGATCTGCCGGGAGTCCATACGGTTGCGCTGCCAGAGGCCCCAGGCCTCGGAGTTGTCGTCGACCCCGCGGGCGCGGTATCCGTCCACGTACATGGACTGCGTGACCGACTCGACGACCAGCCGGAGCATGTTCACCCTGGAGATCCTGGCGAGGCGCCTGATGTCTGCGTCGGGGACTCCGTTGACCCAGCTCACAGGCTGGGTGCCCCGCAGGTAGGAGCGGATGCGGTTCAGCCTGGGGGACTCGTCGGCGCGCCACTTCAGCATGAGGCGGCACTGCTCCACGACTTCGCTCTTGTCCAGGGCCACAGATGCACCTCCTCGGGTGGTGGTCAGAAGAAAGCCGCGCCAGTCTTGCGTGAGCGTCGGCGCTTACGCTCCGGCAACGCCAGGTACACCTGCCGCGCCATACGGGCGAGGATGAGGGCGGCCAGGGCGTCGACCTTGCGGCCGCTCTCGCGGTGCTCCTTGCCGAACGACACGCCCCAGGCGTTCGGGCGCCGGCGGGCGTTGTGGACGTGCTGTCGCACCCGGGCGTCGCCGTCGTGGCGGAAGGCCTGCTCCGTGATCTCGTTGTGCGTGCGCTCTGCGCCGTCGGTCGTGAACTCCTTCTGGCGAGCGCGCATGTCCCAGGCGATGCGGTGCTTGGGTGACGCGAAGGCGCAGAGCTCGCGGCCGCGCTCGCGACCCAGTTCCTGCGCCCAGCGGTCGACATAGGACTCCCACGGGTGCAGATCGGAGAAGAACGCCACCACGTCGTAGTGCTCGAAGGCGGCGCGCACCGCCCGGTCTATCTCCGCACGCGGCGCCTGGCCGCCGTGCCGCTCCGGGTCCCAGACGCCGAGCGTGAAGGTGAAGCCGTCGGAGACACGGCAGCCCATGAGGGCACTGTGGTCGTCGGTCAGCGAACCGTCGAAGCCGAGCGTGACTACCTCGCCGGCGACGACCTTCTCGGCGCGGTCCGCGAGACCGTCCCACTCCTGCGGGGTCACCCAGGCGTCCTCGGTGGCCACGATCTGGTTGTAGTAGAAGCGGCGGGACTGGCTGGGAGCGTTGCGGGGGTCGAGGATCTCAGCGACGAGGCGCTCGATGTCGAGCCAGGTCGAATCGCCGCGCACGGCCTCGAGCACCGCCGGCGCATCCTCGGCGCAGAGCCGGGCCTCGGGCGGCGCCTCCAGTGAATCGTAGACGAACCCGACGTCCGCTGAGCGGCCGGCCTCGATCTTCTCCCAGGCCTCGCGGGCGAGTTGCGCGACAGACTCCTCGCCGGGCTCGTAGGCGTTCGTGATGGAGAGCGCCCGGGCCTGGCCATCCTTGCTCTTCGCCAGGTTGCGCGCGATGACGCGGTCCATCGCGTGGCCCTCGTTCGTCGTGAGCCAGTGATGCGTCTCGTTGCGCAGCACGAAGGTCGAGCGCGCACCCTCCATCGTGCGTGGAGAACTGGTCACAGCCTCGATGCGCTGCGCCCCGTGGTGGGCGTAGATGATCTCCTTGCCCAGGTCGATCTCGTACTCCTTCAGCGCCGCCTTGGTGAAGTAGGCGGGAAACAGGGTCATCGTGTTCTTGGTCTGCGTGATCGAGACGGCCGCCGTCTGCACCCAGGCCTGCGGGTGCGAGATGCCGGCTGGATGCTCGTTGCCCCACGGGTCCTGGACCACGGCCCCGCCCGGATCGACGCGACAGGGCCCGACAAACTCGAGTGCACAGAGCGTCGCCCCAAGCGGGTCCTTGCCGTGCCCCTTCATGCGCTGGAAGACGCCGTCCCGGTAGACGAAGCGGCCTGCGTCGTCGACCGCGTACCAGTGGAGAAGGAACCTCAGCTGCTCCGGCGTGTAACGCCAGGGGCGTCCGTCCTCGTGCTGCAGCCACTCGGAGGCCCAGCGGACCGCGTGCCAGCCGAGCGTGCGCTCCGGCAGGTACCAGCCGCTCGAGTGCTCCAGGTCCCTCTTCCAGGTCGGACCGATGCAGACCGGCTCAACCGCCGAGCGCGTCGCGGTACTCATCCATCACCGAGACGGGGGCCAGCTTTGGCTCCGGCTTGCGCTGGATCTCGATGCCGATGCGGCGACGGTCGCCCTCGGTCACGCCCAGGGCGGCAAAGGCCTTGAGGTAGGCGGCCAGCGACCCGCCCTTGAGCGGCACGGTGGCGCGGACGACCTTCCCCGTGATGATGCTGACGCCGACCGCCTGCGGTTTCAGGTCGCGGCTCATCGCCTCGGCCAGCAGGTAGGCGGCCGCCCAGTCGGAGGGCTCGTAGAACTTCGCCTGGCCGGAAGTGCGGAGCGACTCGTACACGCGCCTCGCGATCGGGTGCCAGCGTTGCTCAGCCGGCGGGACCTCGACCTCTCCGGTGGTCTCGACCTTCGCGACCGGGATGTCGGGCGCGTTCTGCCGGCGGCGCTCCTCGGAGCGCTTCGGTACCGGTCCTCTGGTGCCCATGTCGGGCCTCCCGATGGAAAGGGCCCCGTGTCGGGACCCCGTTGCTGGTCGGGCGGTGAAACCCGTAGTCGACCTCTGGTGCTATGCTCCCCGGCTCGGCGCGTTGCGTGGTCGGGGTCACCCCCCACCCCGGTCGGTCAGCCCCGGATGTCGCTCCTCCGCCCTTTTGCGCGGCTGCGCCCTCGGGTTCTGCGCGTTCGCCTCGCGCGACGTCTTGGCCGCATGGCAGGGGCGCTCATGGATCGCAGCGAGGTTCGCGTCCTCTTCCCCGCCGCCCATGCTGACCGGCACGATGTGGTCGACCTGGTTGGCTCCTGGCCGCCCACAGACGTAGCAGATCCCTTGGTCGCGTCGCAGGACGCGCTTCCTGATGCGGCCCCAGTCACGGGGCAGCGGCTTGGTGCGCCTACTCTGCGACATAGCGCATCAAGCGGCGTGCTTCGTAGGCTGAGGAAGGAAGCACGTAGCACGGCTCGATGCGCCCAGCGTTCAGGCGCTCGACCTCGTTACGCTCCCAGTGGGTGAGGTCAGAGGCGACGCACTGCTGTGGTGCCGTGTCGTCCACCATGGCCTCGAGGATGCGCCGGCGCGCCGTCTCGGCATGAGCCACTGCGCGGTTCTCCGCGGCGCGGCGTGAGACTTCAAGGGCGATGCGCTCTGCCTCCGTGAGCTTCGGCGCCTTGCGGCGTCTCCGTTTGGCCTGGCCCTTGCGCCTGCTCACACTGACCCTCTACCTATGTGCTGTGAGAGTGGTGCATGCCGGGCGTCAAATGGACCCTCTTCAGTGGCACAGCAGGCTCGCAGATGGAGAAGCGCTGAGTGGTGCTGCCTAACCACAGTGGAGTGGTCGCAGCCGATGCCACGTGCGATACGCCTGAGGCTCCAGCCGTCGGCGTAGTGGAGCTGGATGATCAGCGTCTCGCGATCGGTGAGGATGTCCTCTGGCACGACACGACGGTATCCAGACGACCTGTTCGAAGAGGCGGACACACTGCCAGGATGTGCCACAAGATATGCCCACCCTTCTCCACTTCAGGTGTGAAGAAGTGCGCTGAATCAGGCTCGTTCGTGCTTGGGGCGACACGCGACAGCCTCGAGCCTGACGATGCTCACATCGCCCCTCAGGGGGGATGCAGATAGCCTCAATCAGCGCCGGATGTGCCCACCCCTGTGCCAGTATCGTCCGCCAACAGGCCGCCGAGGCTCGTCTCCAGGCGCTCCACGGCAAGTGCGTCGTCGTCGGCCAGGACATGGCTGTAGACCTCTGCGGTGATGGCCGAGGAGGCGTGACCGAGGCGCTTGGACACGGCGTCGAGGCGCACTCCGGCGCGCAGGAGCTGCGTGGCGTGGGTGTGGCGCAGATCGTGGAAGCGAACGCCCGTGCCGAGACGCTTCCAGCCGCCGGAGAAGGTCGACTGTTGCCACGATCTGCCGTCCCTGGCCGGAAACACGAGGTCTCTGTCGTGCCAGCGTTCTTCCGCAAGGCGTTCGGCGGCCTGGGCCTTGCGGTGCGCACGCAGCGCGGAGACAGTCGCAGCCATCAGCGTGATCGGTGAGTGTTTCGCGCTGCCCTTCGTGCGCCGCACCTGGAGTACGGCGCCGTCGAGATCCACGTCAGCCCATGTCAGGCGCAGCAGTTCGCCGGCGCGCATCCCGGTGGTCACTGCGACCAGCGCCGGAGCTGCGAAGCGCGTGCCCTTGACCACCGCCAGCATGACCACAGTCTCCGGCTCGGACAGCGCCCTCATGTGCGTCTTGCGCGGCTTCGGAGGAGTCACAGCGTCGAGAGGGTTGTCCGTGAGCAGGCGCCACGCGACCGCCTTGGCGAAGGCCGCTCGCAGGCGCTTGTGGCGCTTGCGGATGGTGTTGGGAGAAAGCGCGGTCTCCTGGTCGAACCACTCCTGCCACTGCAACGGGCGCACATCTGCGAGCTTGGTCGCGGAGATGGCCTTGGGGATCTGGCGAACGACCGATTCGTCGCTGTCGACGCTGTGGGCGCTGCGCTCCTGGGTGCGCTCGTGTGCGATCCAGCGCTTGAGGTAGGCGCCCACGGTCTGCGTGTGCGGCTCGAGCATCGACTCCCGGTGCTTGCGCTCCAGCTTGGCCTTGGCCGCGTTGCGCGCCTCGGTCCTGGTGCGCCTGATCGCGTTCGCCCTCAGCCGGCGGCCGCCGGAGCCCTCCGACTCGAAGGCACGCCAGCGGCCGTCGTCCAGCTGCTCCACCCATCCCAAGACGTTCACCCCGTCGGTCTGCTCTTACGACGATCTCAGTCTACGCCCGGCCACACGCCTCCGCTGGTGGATAGCGCACCTCGACCTCTGCGCGCTCTTCGCTGCCCTGCACGCGCTCGGCCTTGATGCTCGTCACCTGGCAGTCGTCGGCGTAGGCCACGCCGTTCAAGCCATCACAGACCGCCTTCACGACGTTGTCGAGATCGCGCCGGTGCAGAGTCGCGAACACGCAGCGGATGACGAGCTCGACCGGGCCCACGTAGCCCGCCCGCCGCCTCCCTCTCGTGGCGACGAGGAAGGCGGCGGCGACGGAGCGCTCGTAACGCTGCGTCTTCGATGGCGTGTAGACCCTGCCGCCTCTGCCAAGGCGGGGGCGCTCCTTTGCCTGGGGCTTGCCGGGAACCACGAAGGCGACGTGGTCGCTCATGCAGTCTGCTCCACGGCCTCCGCGGCGACGCCGCACGGGCTGCCCTGGTCGGCCGCCGCGATCAGCAGCCGCCGACCGTGGTCGCGCTCCTCGATGATGGCGTGGCGGTCGCGCTTGCCACCGAAGGCATGGGTCAGTTCGTCCTCGCGGAGCACCTGCCACGCCATCGGGTTGGCGCCGGGGTGCGCGGCGACGTAGTCGAAGACCATCTCGTCGTACCTGGTGAACTGGCCGACCTCGGTGACGACCGGGTTCTCCTCACCGGGCCAGACCATGACGACGACGGGCTGCGGGGTGTTGTCCGCGATCCGCCCGCTGCCCTTGCACATCTTGCACTTGCCGTTGCCGTTGCGGCTGCCGTCCTTGGCGAACGGGCGGCCGTCGCCATCGCAGGCCCAGCAGGTCTTGGTGTGCTCGGGCTTCACGTACCCGCCGCAGCCCTCGGCGTAGCCGGTGGTGCAGCCATCGCACTCGGCGGGGCCGCTGTCGGCGCCGGCGCAGTCTGAGGGCTGGTCCTCGATGAACCCGCCGATGCACTCGCCCTCTGCTCGCGGGCCGTCCATGGTCTCGACCGTGGTCGTCACCTCGCCAGTCACCGGGTCGACGTCGGGGCTCACGCGGCCAGATGACGCCGTGACCGTGATGCCATCGGTGTCGAGGGCGCCAGTGTTGACCACGGTGTTGACCAGGGCGACCACGTCTTCGACGGTGGTGATGGCGGCTGCTGACGCGCGCCCCCTCTCGCGCTCCAGGACAGTGTCGATCTCGGCCACGAGTGCCCGAGCCGTCGCCACCTTCTCCTCCGCCTTCTCGTAGGCCCTGGCGATCTTCTCGTCGTCGGCGAGGTTGTCGAGAGCGGTCCTCGCCTTCTCCAGCTGCGTCGCGTGGTAGGTGCGCAGTCCCTCGAGGATCTCGAGATTCGTCTTCGGGAACATCTCGGTCTGGGTGGTCATGGGGTCCTCCACTGGCTTTCTGTGTCGTAGCGCCGGAAGGACGGAAGGATGAAATCCCTACTCTCCCCTTTAACACGTATATATGGGGGTTTTTCACGTATAGCTAGGAGTTTCAAAGAATCATCCTTCCGTCCTTCTACTTCCTGCAAATCGGCAATTTTTCATCCTTCCGTTCGTCCTTCTGTCGTCCTTCCGCGTCCTTCCGGTTTGCACTACGACGATGCTCAAAACGGGAACTCGTCGGAAGGACCGGAAGGATGGTCGGAAGGACGGGACGTCCTGTAGCGGTCCCATCCTTCCGACCCAAGATCGCGTTGACGAAGGACCAGGTCCCTGACGACCGCTCGACGATGGGGCTGGTTCTGACCCCGCTTCACGCCGTGCTCGGCAAGCCGAGACGAGAGCTGCTGCAGGGTCATAGGCCGCTTGATTCCAGAAGACGAGCACCACAGCACGTAGCGTGAGAAGACGTCGGCGAGCAGCGTTTCACTGCCCGCAGCCGGCTCGAGCTCCTGCTCGATGAACTGGCCGATGACGTCGATCTCGTTGCGGTAGGCGGCAGTCTCGACGAGCACGCTTGTGGGCGGGTCGAGGCCGGCCTCCTTCCAGCGCTGGTAGCCGTCCACCATCCAGTTGAAGATGCCCGGCAGTTCGTCGGCGAGCTTGTGCATCAGCCCAGCGTCCTGGTCAGGCTCAGGAATGGAGACCTCGAAGCCCATCTTCAGGAAGCGCCGCCAGAAGCCCTGGTCGGCACCCTCCAGGCGAGGGAGGTGGTTGGTGGAGAGCAGGAGCGAGAAGCACGGCCGGAAGACCGTGGACTGGCGCGCATACATGCCCCGCGGGGAGACGTGCTCGCCGCCCGTGTACTGCTTGAGCAGGGCCTCGTCGAGCTTGTGGTGGTAGCCCGACTCGGTCGCCGTGACGAGGCGTTTGCCGGCCAGCTCGACGAGGTCCTGGCGCTGCGCTGCTCCGGCTGACTCGGCTCCGACGCACCAGGTCGTGAAGTCGGTGGTCGCGGCGTAGTCGCCGAGTATGGCGGCGAGAGTCTCCACGGTGACTGTCTTGCCGTTGGCGCCTGTGCCGTAGGGCATGAGGATGCGCTTGTTGTCGGATGGCGCGACCCCGGAGAGCGCTCTTCCTGCCCAGCGCTGCAGGAAGAGGATGAGCTGTACGTCGCGGCCGAGGATGCGGTCGAGGTGGCCGGTCCACAGAGGGCATGCCGCCTCCGGGTCATAGGCGACACCGGCCAGGTGTGTCATGCGGTGGCTCGGCGAGTGTTTCGCGAGCTTACGCTTCTCCATGTCGAAGACACCATTGCGCAGGTTGACCAGGTGAGGCGCGGCGTCGAATGTGGCAGCGCTCGTCCGCAGCTCCGGTTCTATCTGGGCGAGCCGCAGGATCGAGGAGAGTCCGCGGGCGGACGCCGCTTGCGTGACGAAGCGCATGAGCGTCTTGTCATCCTGGCCGGCCGCCGCTCTGCGCATCCCTGCAACGGTCTGCTGAACAAGCAGGAGGGCAGCGTCCTCATCGCTCACGAAGCGGCCTGTCGGCCGTTCGTAGACAAGCCAGCGCCCCCCGGCGTACCAGATGAGTCCCCTGTGCTGCCGGGCGAAGAGGTGGGCAGACCCGGACTCGGTCAGCTCTTCAGGGAGTCGTGGCTCCGGGGTGTTGTTCCTGGCCTCGGCCTCGGCGTCAGCCTCGGCCAGCACCGCGTCGATGATGCCCTGGGGATCTGCGTACAGCCCCCGTAGAACCTCGAGCTTCGTCGAGATCTCGACGGCACGCTCGAGCGGCTCCATGGAGGCCAGCCCACGGGCCCAGAAGCGCAGCGGGTTGCCGTCTCCATTACCCGACACCCTGCCTTCTGCGACGGCCTTTTTGAGCAGCGGGTCCACGGCCGGCTTCTCTTCGGCGAAGGTGGCGGCGAGGTCGTCAGGTGGCATGGTGGTGGGCTGCTGGAGACTCGCCGTGTTGCCAGCGAGCGGAGCGGGCGGCCTTGTACGTATTCAGCCACTCAGTCTGGAAGTCCCCGAGCGGCTCCGTGTCGAACATCTCCCCAATGAAGCGGTCGACGTAGCACATGTTCCAGCCGTCCAGCTCCATCTTCTGCCTGGACATCCTGGCAGCGCGAAGGTGGGAGGCGATGTCACAGAACGAGATCCAGAGCTCTCCGCAATCGAAGCATCCCGTCATGAACGACATTCGCTCGACGGAAACGCCTTCGTCGTCGACGTCAACAACGACCCCGACAGGGCACTCTCCGCTGCGGAGCCCGAGGGCGTAGACTTCGCCTACGCGCAGCCCCATGCGCCCGGTCTTCCTAGCCTCCGAAGTTGGCGCTTCCCTCTTCCTGCTTCCGTTCATCCTGATGTTATGGACGGGGTGCTCCGCCTCGATCGCGGCACGCTCCGCGGCGCGTAGTTCCTCGATGGTGCCGAACTGCTGCATCTCGATCCGCGCGATCTCTCCCCACCAGGACTTGTCCCCGCTATGCTTCTCAAAGCGCCGCGCCGGGTTCCTGGTCATGCCCACATAGAGCAGCTGCTCGTCGGCGGAGAAGAAGCGGTACAGGATGTAGGTGCTACCGCCCATCCCTTACCTCCCGCACCTCGAGCTTGCTCGCGAGCTCCTCGAGCGCCAGCAGGTAGCCGTGGCGGATGGCACTCTGGGTCTCCGGAACGCGGGTGCCGAACCAACGGTAATCGGCTCCATCCTTGAGCTCCTGGATGAGGTCCTCGACGGCGCTCACGGACCCACCTCCTCCGCCAGCGCCGCCAGGTCCTCGATGATCTCGTCGCACTGCGCGACGCGCCTGCGCCAGTAGCCCTCCTGGTCGGGGTGCCGCCACTGCATGTTCTCGCGATGGTGGCGCTCCTCGCTGACGAACAGCGTCACCTTCGCGAGGCGCTCGAGGGAGGTCGGTGGGAACAGGGAGTCAGCCATCGGTGCCTCCGAACGAGTCGCACTCCCGGAACGCGCTGGCGAGCGCCTCGCTACGGCAGCGCCAGCACTCGTCGTCGCGCCTTCCCGCCATGGTCATGGCCGCGAGCAGGAACCCAAAGAAGCCGCCGGCCAGGAGGGCGACCACAACGGCCGTGATCCAGAGGGCAGTCATGATCCCTCCTCCCTGATCGTCTCGAGCCACCACGGGCAGCTGTCGCACATCGGCGTGCAGGCGTTGCTGCACTCGTCGCTGCCGGGGATCGCGGCGCAGTTCGGGTGGCGCGCCGCCTCGGGATGCTCCTGCAGGTCGAGACCCTCACGCAGGCGCTCGAGGAAGCTGCCGACCTGGCGTGTATGTGCGACCTGCTCGGGGTGCAGGCGCGGGAAGATGACGATGCTCTTCATGGCGCGACCCCGGCCAGCCGCTGGACCAACAACAGCACGGCAACGATGCTCGTGAGCACAGGGATGCCCAGCCGCTTCGCCTCGGCGATCTCGGCGGCCACGCCCTCGCTCACCCGGCCGTCGTCGTGCTTGTTTCGGGTCACGAGCATGCAGCCGGGGCGGCCTTGCAGCAGGCGCAGGAGGGCGATGCTACGGCGCTGGTATTCGGCGACGGTGAGTGCCCGGACGCTCACGAGGCCCTCGAGGAGGTCGGCCGCCGGGTTGATCGGCACGAGGCCATCATCCATGAGGGCGCGAGAGACGACAGTCAGGTTCGCGCAGTTGGCGAGGTACTCGGGCGCCGGGCCGCTCATGGGCCCGGCCACGTAGACGTAGAAGTCGCTCACGACGCCACCCCCATCAGAACGGGATGTCGTCGTCGGCGAAGGCGCTCGCCAGGTTGCCCTGCGGCGGCGCGGCCGGGGCCTGCTGCCGGCGCTGCTGCGGCTGCGCCTGGCTGCGCTGTGGCGGCGCCTCCTCGCCGGCCCCGTCGTTCTTCGGCGCGAACGCCCAGCCGGCGTTGGCGACCTGCAGGTTCGTGTGCTCGACCCCGCTCTGGTCGGTCCACTTG